TCACCACTCCATACCGGCCAATTTCGACACCGCCATTTCGCCGAGTCGCATGCGCTCGACGGTCTCTGTGTAGACCTGCGAGGTCGCTGCGTTCGCGTGTCCGTGCACTGCCATGATCTCGTATTGGGTCGCGCCGTGGAGCGCGAGAAGATGCCCTGCAGCCTTCCGAATCCCGTGCGACGATCGATCCTCTGGGAGTCCCGCCTCGATCACCCACTTTTTCATCCGGTTCCTGAGCGCCTCAGGGCTCGCGAATGGCTTGCCGTGCGCTGTCAGGAGGTAGGACGGCCCGACGACCTTCTGCACTCTGATGGCGCGCTCCAGCGGCGCTAGGATGGGCAGGCGTACGAAGCGGGACCCCTTCTTGTTCGGCTGCCAGGCAAGCCACATGGCGCCCCCGTGTCGTTCCTCCTGGTCCCTACCGATCCACACCGCGTCGCTGATCCTGCATGCAGTGAACATGAAAAGCGTCAGTGCGAGGTGCGCAGACGTGCCCGGCACGTGCGTCTCTCGAAACTTTTCGAGATCCTTGATCGTCCATGGCGTGGCGCCGCCCTGGCTCTTGTAGGCCGGCTTCGCGACGGCGCGGGCCGGGTTGACCGAGCAGTAGCCGCGAGCCGGCGACATGCCGAAGTCGTAGGTGGCGGTCAGCAGCTTCCAGACGTTGCGCGCCTTTCCGGGGGTAGCGCCCATACGGTCCTTGAAGGCCTCGAGCTCGGCGGCCGGGATCGTCAGGGGAAGGCTGCGATACTCGCGCCCGCGGGAATTCCTCTGCTCGCTCTCCTGGCCGAGGACGAAGGCGGCAAGGTTCTTGCGCTCCTTTAGGGTGAGCGGAGACGCCTGGCCAGCTTTCACCTGTCGTTCGAGGTGGTCGAGGTAGGCCTTCATCAGCCAGCCCATCGTCCCGCGCTCGGGCGACACGTCTTCGGGGGAGGCGAGCTTCACGCCAGCGCGGGCGGAGCGGTAGTGCGCGTGGAAGTCCGGGTTCTCCGGCCCGAACGGAAGCGTGATCTTCTGATTGGGATCACCCTCGACGCGGACGCGCCATGCCACGATCTTTCCGTTCTTCCGTCGCGGCACCAGTCCTGGGTATTTCAGGCGCATCTCACCAGCCTCCATTCTCAACCTCTCCCTCTGTAGCGAGGCCGTCCGCATACGAGTCAAGGTCCATGCGGTCATAGAGGCGTTTTCCGTCCAGCACCTTACGGGGAATGGGCAGGTCGCGCAGCTTCGAGAGCGACACGCCGATGTAATGCGCGGCCTGCGCGGCCGGCATCAATCGCGGCGCGAAGTCACGAGCGAGTGTCATGCGGCATCTCCTGAGTTTGCGGGTTTCACCGTTGCGTGCGCCTTCAGTGCGGTTACGTGCACCTCGGTCATGTACAAGCGGCTCCCGAGCTGCACGGCGTTGGTCTCGGTCACGGTGAGCTTTTCGCCCTCGTGCTCGATCTCGGTCCCGGGCTTTACGGCGATGATCTCTATGCCTGCAAACATGGTGCCTCCGGTTTCTTGAGGCGCGGGAACATATCCGCGCTCGTTCTGTTCATTGACTTGGACGCGGCCCGCTTCCCCGACTTCAAGGCAGCTGTGGGAGAGGGCTCTTTGGTCGGTCGCTTGCTCTTCTTCAGATGCTTCGTGTGGCCGCGTCCGCCTTGCTATGTTGGCAAGTGGCTTAGCTGGACTGATAGAACTGCTGGATGCGCCGGCGGCGCGCTCTGGCGGCGGGGAGCCTCATCAGCATGTGGCCCGGGCGGATCGCGGCGCAGATGATGACGAAGGCGGTTAGGAGGTCGGTCATGGTGGTGACCTCCGCGCCTGGCACTTCATCGCGAGCTCGCGCATGCTGACCTCGACCGCACCGGCCGCGACCGCCTTGGCGCGCAGTCCCATGCCGATGTCGAAGTGCTCGTCAGCGGTGCCGGCCATCTGCAGCCATTTCCGATTCAGGCCGATCCGGTCAGCCATGTCGAGCAGCTCGTCGGTGCTGTCCGCGATCATGTGGCTCATCTTCATGTGCCGGAAGCGGCCCATCTCGGTGCGGTACATGTCGTCGACGTAGACGGTCATGCTGCCACTCCCACGACATCTAGAGAGCGGATTTTCCGGCGGTTGTTATCCACAGGAATCTTAGCAATCTGGGGATGAGCCCTCTCGACTGAGGCAAGAAAGTGACGCAGCGTGAACGAGGTCCGTGAGTGGACTGACGAGCCCGAAGACCTCTTGGTGCAGATAGCCGGAATTTCCCCGGTTCTGAGAGGAAGGGCAAACTTTTGAAGACAGAACTTTTGTATTACCAGTTGCCCCGGTTTGGAAAATGTCCCCCCAATCCGGGGCATTTGGTGGGCGACGCCACTCATGCGGCAACCTCCCGAGCTTCGACCAGGTGCGCGCAGTTCGCCCGCACCAGCTCCTCGGCCAGTGGCGGGCAGACGCTATTCCCGACGCAGGAAACCTGCACGTCCTTCGGGAAGGCCTCGAACTCCCATTCGCCTCCTTCCTCGCGCCAGACGCCCTCGATCACGTAGTCGGAGGGGAAGCCCTGCGCGTTGAAGAGCTCGCGCGGGGTGAGCATCCGCATGCCCACGTCAACGATGACGAAGGACGTGCCGCCGATCTCGAGGGTGACGAACTCGCGGTCATCCCAGAGCCCGTGCGCGCGCAGCAGCTCGGCCACTTGGCGGGCCCGCGGCGCGTGCGCCTCGTCGAAGGGCGGGGCGGCTACCTCGGCCTGCATCGGGCCCATGCGGTCTTTGGTGGTGACCGTGTGCATCGGCCCATGTGCCGGGGCGCCGTCGCCGGTGCCGTAGTATTTGGCCAGCCATGCGGCGACAGGTGTCTGATGGCTGCCGGAACTCGTGACGGTCGAGATCGGCTCGCTGGCGGGACGGCCCGGGTGCACGCCCCGCAGGTCGTTGTTCTGCTGGGCGAGGTAAGCCGCGACCGGGTATTGCTTCACACCGCCGGCGACGACGGTGTTCAGCGGCGCGGTGATGTCGAGCGCGCGAGGCGCCTGGCCTTTCCGCTCGCCGTTCCCGACATGCACCATGGTCGCGGCGATTACGCTGTTCTGGTCCTTCTTGCTCGCGCAGATCGTGTGATGCGGATCCTCGATCGACCGGCAGCGGCCGCCCTGCTGCGCATAGGTCAGCACCGGCGCCACGACGGCGCTGTGATTGCCCGCGGCGCAGACGGTGGGGTGAGGCTGCGCCACGGGGCCCATGCGGCGCGTGGTGCCCTTCAAGCTGGCCAGCAGTGGTGCGAGGATGCCGAGCGGTGCCGCGCCGCCCGGGCGCTTGAGGTAGCTGTTGGCGGTGACCGTGGGCAGCGGTGCCGCGATGTCGCTTCCCGTCGCGCCGGTCATGAACTTGGCGATGGAAGGGGCGATGAGCGCGTGCCGGTTTTCGCAGGTCACAGTCCGAAGGGGCTCGCCAAGCGTGGCAGCGCGAGTGCCGCGGCCTTCGCCGTGCCCGTAGTAGGTGGCGAGCGCGGGCGCGACCACGGCATGCGAAATGCCGCCCGCGGTCACCACGCCATGCGGCTCGGTCAGCGGGTATTCCCGGCGGCCGCCGCTGTCGCCGTGGGCGATGCTCACCAGCGACGGGGTAACAAGGGCCTTCTCGCCGCGGTTCGCGCCGGTCACGGTGCGCAGGGGATCGTCGAGATCCTCGGTGCGCGCGCCGTGGGTTAGATTGACCAGGAAGGGACGCTCGGCGTCGAGCACATAGCGGCGCAGCCCCTTGGCCACCCGGGCGAGGGTATTGTTCGCCAGCGGCCGCACGGCGCGCAGCCCGTGCTTCTCCTTGATCTCGGCCTTGCTGTCGAAGATGCTCGGGCAGGGCAGCGACCAGTCGATGCATTCCGCCGCGGTGCGCCACGGCTGCAGCTTGCCCGACTTAACCTCGTCCGAGTCCGGCGCGCCATGCGTGGGCGCTGGCCATACGATGCGCTGGCCGTCAAACCGGATGCAGACGAACAGCCGCTTGCGGATCGTCGGGGCGCCGTAGTCGCAGGCGCGCAGCTCGCGGCGCTCGATCTTCCCGCCGAGCTTGCGGATCGCCTTGCACCATGCGGCGAAGGTCTCGCCTTTGCGCGCCGGGCACGGCATCAGGCCGCGGTCGGTCTCGATCAGTGGGCCCCAGCCCGCGAACTCTTCGACGTTCTCCATCAGCACCACGTCGACGCGCCCACCGCTCTTCTGGATGCGCTCGATCCAGCCGGGGATGATCCACGCGAGATCGCGGATGTTGCGCGCCACCGGCTTGCCGCCCTTGGCCTTGCTGAAGTGCTTGCAGTCCGGGCTGAACCACATGAGGCCGATGTGCTTGCCTGCGAGGTGGTCGAGCGGATCGACGCGGTAGACGTTTTCGGACAGGTGCAGTGTCTCGGAGTGGTTCGCCGCGTGCAGCGCCAGCGCCGCCGGGTTGTGGTTGATCGCGATGTCGGGCCCGCGGCCAAGCGCCATCTCTATGCCGGTGCTGGCTCCGCCGCCGCCGGCGAAGCTGTCGACGATCAGCGGCAGGCCGGTGAAGGCGCGGTCGGGAAGCTCGGGGAAGTCGAAGGTGTCGCGCATCAGTATGCCTCCGCCGCCTTAGCAGCCCTGCGCAGGCTGCGGATGCTGTCCTCTGCCACGCTGGCGATTGCGGCATACAAGATGCCGAGACGGGTCTCGCTGAGGTCGCTGGCTTCCTGGCGCGCTCGGTCCCGCACGTCGGTGAGCGTGTCGATCTCTCCCATGGCGGAGCGGCTGTCTTCGGTGTCGATGGCTTGGGTGTCGGAGATGTCGAGCATCACAGCCACCCCGCCAGATAGGCCGCGGCGGCGCGGATCGCGGCGGCGAGCATGTCAAGGCTATTCCAGATCACCCACACGCCGCCGGTGACCAGCGTTGCGGCGATGAGCAGAGCTGCCCACCAGCCCTCCGGTAGGCGCGCGTCGGCGAGATTCTCGGAGCTGAGCCGGTCACGCAGGCCATTACCCTCGTATTCCTGCTCGCGAGCGAGGGTCGGAAGGTCGGCGGACTTGCGATGCGCGCGTTTGCTCATGCGCGAAAGGTCTGCTGGGGTCATCGTCATATCGTCTCTCCACAGTCGTCCATCTCAGCGCCCCGGCGGTCGGGGCGCTGGCAAAGGCGGCTGGATCAGGTTTCGGGGGTGCCTTGGAACATCGGCAGGCCGGTCGCATCGCGCGCGGTGGCGACGGCCTCGTCGAAGGCTGCTTCAAAAGCCTTCTCAGGGTTGTAGATGGTGAGGATGAACTTCACCGAGGCGCCGGCCTTGCGATAGCGGAAGCGAACCGGCAGGCGATAAGGCGCGCCATTCAGGAAAACCGGGATCGCGATGGTGATGAGGTTCGGGACATTGAGCGGCTTGCCGTCCGCGCCCTTGTGCTCGTTGAGGAACTGGATCTCGGATTCGCCGGTGTCACGGTTGGTCTTCACGGTCAGGTCGCTGGTCTCGTGCACCTGGAAGCGGCGGGACATGGCGAGCAGCTGCGAGAGCTGGCCAAAGCGCCCTTCGATCTTCTGGGCGGTCTGGATCAGCCGGTTTTCCCAGGGCTCGTTCTTATCCGAGATGGTGCCACCGAGGACAGCCGGCGTCGGGTCCATGATGTCCTTGGCGTGGGCCTCGATGAATTCGCCCATCTCGTCCTTGTCGAGCGGCTGGCCGGAGATGCGCATCCAGTCCTTCCATTCCTCCGAAAGGGGGAAGCTGTAGATCGCCCGGTGATGGCAGTGCCGCGCCGTCGGGTCGCCGGCAGGTGCTATGGGCTGGGCCGGGCCTTCAAGGTGATAGTCTGCGATGCAGGTGAGCGTCGGCTTCTGCATGTCCGGCTTCGCGAAGAGCACGGAGTTCTCGCCCTGGAAGCGCTTTGTCCAAGCGATCAGGCTGTCGAGATCGTCGAGGCGGGCCGTGCCAGCGCGGCGCAGCGGCTTAAGGTAGCCAGCCGCCTCCCGGAGCTTGTCTGTAAGGTCGCTGACTTTCCGCCCGTCGGGCAGGGTGATCAGGTGCGCCTTGCCGAGGTGGATCTCGGTCGGCGTCTCGATCAGGTCGTGATGCCCGATCTCCTGCAGGATGTCCCGCATGGTCTCGGCAGGGTTCTGCAGCGTGTGGGTGACAGCTTCTGTCATAGTCGTTTCCTTGTGGGTGGTGTGGTCAGATGTCCCGGACTTCGCCGGTCTCGGGGTCGTAGTTGGTGGCCTCGCGAACCGGCTGGTTCATGCGCGCCATCATCGGGCTGTAGAGCGTCAGCTCGCCCGCATCGTTGATGTACGCGGCGGCGCTGCTCGGCGGCTTCTTGGGGTCTTTGAAGGTGACGGTGGCGCCCATGCCGACATCGCCCGCGTTGCCTACGGCGTAGTTCAGCTGGATGGTCATGGTGCCGTTGCAGCCTTTGGAGCCGTGCTGGGCGTTGTGCTCGAGCAGGTCCTGCATGAGCTTCTGGTGGCCGGTCATGACCTCGCCCAAGAATTCGCCGCCATCGAAGAGCATCAGGATTTGCTCAAGCGTCCGCATCTTGAACGGATCGTGCTGCTCGGGCGGGTTGATCTGGGCGGGCGGCTTCTTGTTGGTCATCACGGCGGTTCTCCTAGCGAAATTGATGCCCCCGCCGCCTTGGTGCTGGGGGAGTGCACTCGGGATAGACTTGGCGGCGGGGGATGCGGGCCTCATGCCCTGCATTCGGTGGGTCGGCCCCATGGCGGGCGGCATCCAGTTGGCGTGGTCCTGTGAGGGAATTCGGCGGTCCGTGAGTGGTGGCGTCGTCCGCTTCATCTTCTCTCCGCGCCGGGCCTCTTGCGGGCCCTTGCTGGATGCCGCCGGCCATGGGGCCGACGGCGGCTCAGGCGGTTCCCGTCGGTCGCGGCCCGAAGGCCTGCTGCAGCAGGCGGGTGCGATGGGCGGTGCGCAGGCCTTTGGCGCGGGCGCAGGCGGCGATGATCGCGGGCTGGGCGCGCTCCAGCGCCGTGGCAAGCTCTGCCTCTTGTGCGCGGCGCTGCTGGCGCCCGAGGCCGGGCATCTGGATGATATTGCTGGGATGGCTCATTTGATCCTCCGGTTGGGTCGCCGCTTGGCGCGGCGAAATTCGAGGTCCAGCACGATCGCGCAGAAGCGCGCCGCGTCGGGGCTTGGCATGTCCACGAGGGCTGTGTGGCGACGGCCATCCCGCATCACGATGTACTGGCGGAATGGGCGTGCCTGGATGGGGCGAAAGGCGACCCTCATCTCTCTGCAACCTCTGCATGAAAATGCATGGAATTACCTTGGGTCACCCCTTGCGGGCCTTTTCGCTCTGAGCGGTGGCAGGTAATTGTTCGGCGGGGATTCGGCACAACTCTCAGGAGAGGCGGCTCATGTTGGGCGGTTACTGTCATGGCCTGCTCTCCCCGATGAGAGCAGCTGGAATATTGGGAAGTGCGGGCGGGGGTGTGCCGCTGCCGTCGTCAGAGGGTGCCGCGAAAATGTCGGCCAGATCGCCAGCGCGGGCGGAGGCCGCGGAGCGATTGCCCTCGCGGATCGCGCGCTTGAGCAGTTCAAGGCGGTGCTGAAAATGATCCATCTGTGATGTCTCCCTAATAGCTGCCTCACGATCAGCCTGAGGGGCCTGTTCGGTGCGGCATGGGAGACGTGATACGCCTGACGTATGATCTGGTCAATACGTCTGGCGTATAAACTGGAAAATAAATACAGCTACCTTAGGGTCACTATGGTAGAACACATGCAGAACATGCGACTGGGGATGAGTACATGGGTAATGACTACGGTCAGCAATTACTGGCCGCACTACGCTTCCTGGAGCTGGGCGAATCGACTGATCTTAGCCCTGGTTGTCTTCGAGAAGGGTCAGGAGGGCGGCGCGACGTTCGGGACTTGCTGACCGGAACGCTTCAAGAAAGCGCTGCTCCAGCTCGGGGATGCCGAAAAGTTCGACAGTGCTGACATTGAGGGCTTTTGCGATCTGATCGGCGACCGCAAGAGACGGATTGTTCGTTCCGCTCTCGATGCGCGAGATGGTTGCCTGCTTGACGTTCGCGAGCTCTGCCAGCTTTGCCTGGGACAGTCCGCGAGCAGTCCTTATGCGCTTAAGGTTCTTCATGCTTGCTATGTCACAGAAGGGCTCAGGCATGGGTAGTCCCATGTGCGGATAATTATTCGCCGGACGGATTGACCGACTAATACGCTGGGCGTATATCTGCGTCATGGCAACTCTCGCTCAATTTCTTAAACAAAGTCAGATGACGCAGCGAGCATTCGCTGACGCCGTAGGAGTATCGCAGCCGACGGTCAATCGATGGCTGAACGGTGCAATGCCTTCGTGGGCAAGGGCGGCGACCATAGAGCGTGTAACTGGTGGAAAAGTCCCGGTCGCGTCTTGGGTGTCCGTGCCTTCGAAGGAGGCTTCGTAATGACTTGCCAGTGCAAGAGACATTTGCGCCGGTTCGCGGCTTTTCAAGCTCCTGCCATCGAAAATTGCATCCCGGCGCCCCTCGTGCCGGGCCGCAGCGCGGGCGGGGGTTCTTCCTCCTCCCTGGTCCTGCCCGCGCTGCACCTGAACGCCACCACTCACTGAACATTGCACTCGTTCCATGGTCCCGAACCTGCACCGAGTTGCCAAGTCCTTCCAGCTAAACGAAAACGAGGCCCTTCACATGAGAGCGCAGACGTACGGCACGATCCAGAACGCGGTTTGCGAGGCGGTCGAGGCGACCGGCAAGCGTCACAAGGATGTGGCGGACTTCCTCGGCATTCGTGGCTCGACCCTGTCCTACGGGATGGAGGACAACGAAGATCGCCCGGGCGGTCTGGGTGTGAACTACCTGCATCGGCTGGGCATGGAATGCCCGGCCGCAGCGGTTCCCCTAGCGCAGCACTTTGCAGGGTTGGCCGGCGGTGTCTTCCAGCCCGTCGAGGTCGGAGGCGGCGTAACCTCGCTGTTTACCCACTGCGGCCACGTCGCCAAGGAGAACGGTGAGGCGCTTTCGTCGATCCTTCATGCCGCGGTGAATGCCTCCCCAAAGTCGGATCAAGATGCGGTTCGCGAGATCGACGAGGCGGTCGCCATGCTGTTGGCGGCGAGGGGCATCATCGTCTCGCGGCGGGGTGCGGCGTAATGGGGAGCGTAGCGGGTCTATCAGGCCGTGAAAAATCGATCTTCGAGTTCTGGCGGGATGGCATGACCGATAGCGAGATCGCCGGCAAGCTCGGGTGCACGGTCGAGTTCGTCGGAGCTACCCGTCGCCGCCTCGAGGTGGCCGAGAACAAGTTCTGCGCCAACAAGGCTGACGAGGCCGGGCGTCTTGTTGAGAGGACTTTGACGGCGCTCTGGCGCGAAGGGCTCACGGACCAGCGGATCGCCGACCGCCTCGGATGCGCGCGTTCGACAGTCTTCAGGATACGCACGAAGCTCGGGCTTGCGCGAGTGCCGCGCACGTGCACGAGCAAGGTCGATGACGATGAGTTGCGGCGCTTGCATGCGGCGGGAAAGACGGATGCGCAGATGGCCGAGGTCTTCGGCGTGAAGCTATCGACTATCAGGCCGCGGCGCGCCAAATTGGGTCTGGTCCGGAACCGCGCTGCTGATGGTGCGCGTCGGCCGGGGCCGCAAGCATTCACCGAGGCGGAGATGCGCGTGGCGCACTCCGAGGGGCTGACCGACCAAGAACTCTCCGAGCGCCTCCACGCGACCACCACTGTCGTCGGTCATTGGCGGCGGGAATACGGGTTGCCCGTGAACAGGGCGCTTCCAGAGGTCGAGCTCTCCGAAGCGACCGCGCCGGAGGAAATGCCGACCGATACCGCGCAGCGCGCCATGCTGATCCGGGCGGCGCGCCACGCCTTCGCCCTGACTCCGCAGGACCCGCGACTGCTTCCCATGCTCGAGCCCCTCGTAGCAGAAGAGATGCGGAGGGCAGCGCCATGAACGGGCCCAGCCGTGCCTCCTTCTTGAGTGCAGCAACCTCCCTCGCCCTGCGCAAGGGCGGCATGAAGATCTGCGAAGACAGCATCAAGACGCTGAGCGATGCGCTCGACGACTACCCTTTGGCGATGCCTGGGGACGAGATCGGCCCGGCCCATGGCCGCGCGCGCGAGGTTATCGCTGCGCGCCGGGCCGGTGATGAGGCTGCCTTCGGCGCAGCGAAATATGCGCTCGAGCTTGAGATGTCCGGCTTCTGGATACTGCAGGCTCAGGCTTATTCCACGGGGAGAGGTTAATGGTCATTCAGCGCGCTTTGCGGCCAGTCGATACTGATGGTTTGCCGGAGTATCCGATCTCGGCAGACGACAGGCTCGACTCGCACTTCTTCATCCAGTGGAACCTTAAACGCTGGCGGAAGAGCAATTTCCGGCGGCTCGCAGAACCTGAGGTCGGCTGGTTTGGCTTCCTCCTGATCTGCGAGGCTCACGACGAGTCTCCTGTCGGAACCTTGCCGACTGATGAGCGGCTGCTGGCGGACACGGTAGGTGTCAGCCTCGACCGGTGGCGTCAGCTCTGCGAGCGGGAAATCAATCCTCTCCACAACTGGCACCTCGTGCGCTGCGACAATGGCGAGATCAGGTACGCCCACCCGATCGTGCAGGAAGTGGCGCTTGAGGCCTTGAAGTCTCGAAAGAAGAACCTCGTCGAGGCTGACCAACGCCGTCTCGCCAAGCGCCTGAAAGACCTTCGGGAGATGATCGAGACGCGGATCGGTGCGGGGCAGCTGGTCCGCACACCTGGCTTCATTGAGCGCTTCAACGCATGGCTCGAGGAGCACTACCCCGACGCGCAGCGCCGGGAGCCGCTCGTGCGACAGGCATTGGATGAATTCCAGCTGGAGATGTCGCGATGATGGGGGTGCTGATGTTCCGTGATATTCTGTTACCGTCACAGAATATTCCGGAAAAATCACAGAACGGAACGGAAAGAGCACGGAATTTTCCGTGTTTCTCCACGTCCAGACGTGGGCGTTCCCCTTTTTTGGCCCGTTTCCGTTCCCGCTGAAAGGAAAGGAAACGAGAAAGAAACGAAAAGACTGCACCGCACCACACCAGCGGTGAAGCCTGTGGATAACTCAGAATTTGCTGAGAGAAGGGGCTGGCAATGACCACCGAGCAGACCACCACCACCGAGACGAACCGTGACCGGGTGCGCAGACTGCTGATCGCACCGCTCCAGGCGCGGGGCTTCCGCTTTCCGAAGGGTACCGAGCAGTCTGAGCAGGTGAAGCGGCTCGACGCAATTGCCGACAGCATGGGCTATCTAGGCGATGAGAGCCTACGGGTGCTGGAGCAATGCATGCGGGCGAAGGGTCAGGGCTCGGCCCGGTGCTTCTGGCCTGAGCTCGCGAGCTTCGAGGGATACGCCGAGGCGCGCGAGCCGCGTCCTCTCGGCGAGCTGCCTGCGGTGCTGCGCTGGTTCCGGTCTGTGGCAGGGCGCGAGGCGCTGGCGGGCAACAGGCTGGTGGCCGAGTATCAGTTCTGGACCGAGAAGAAGCGCCCGCCCACCAGCTACCGGGAAAAGGCGGCAGTGGCACGGCGCGCCAGCGAACACGCCTCGAAGGTCGAGCGGGTGCGTGATCGCATCTCGCGCGGCCTCTTGCCGTTCGACGGCGATGGGGAGTGGCTCGCCTGGTATGACGAAACCGAGGCGAAGGTGCGTGGCTATGTCGATGCCGCGCAGGACGGTGACGCATGAGCATCGTGATTTCAGAACAGCAGTGGAGTGCGCAAGCGATGGTCAGCCCCTACCTCAGCCTCCGGATCGGTGACGCGGTCCCGGTCGAGAGCAGCTCGACGGCGATCTTCGAGCCGGGAGAAAGCGCTTGGTATGCCCTGCTCTGCCGGCCGCAACAGGAGGGACAGGCCGAAGGTTGGCTCGCGGCTCGCGGTGTCTACGCCTTCCACCCCGTGACCTCACGACGGACAAAGGTGCTCGGTCGCGTGCGGGAGTACGAACGCCGATACCTGCCGGGTTATGTCTTCGCGCGCTTCGGAGGCGTACCGGTACCGCACCGCGTCCTGGCCTCGCCCTTCCTCACCGGTGCACTCTGCATGTCAGACGGACAGTGGGGCATCCTCGGACCGAAGCGTCTGGCCTCGCTGCACGAAATGCGGGCGCGTGACCTCCGTCAGGAAGATGAGAGGCGGGAACAGAAGCGCAGGGCGGACGCGGCGAGGCGGGTGCGAGCTGGTGATCGGGCAATGTTCAAGGCCGGTCCGTTTGCGGGGCTGCACTGTGAGGTGGTCGAGATCTGCGCGGCCGGCGGCATCAAGGTGCGTTTCGAGCTCTTCGGACGGGAGAACTCTGTGACCACCACCGGAACCACTCTTGTCGCGTTGCCTTCCAAAGAGAGTTGACAGGACAGCGCGGCGATTTCTATGTTGCCGACACAAGCCTCATGCTCCGAGTGCTCTCCCGATGCGGGACAGATACCGGAGAGGGTGGGCGGCGAGGATGGGTTCAAACGCCACATCTGACCAGCCTGCATTGTGTCCTGAGCCCCGCCATCGTGCGGGGCTTTGTCGTTTCTAGGCTATGGGCATGGACCTCTTCCCTCAGGCAGCAGCCGGGCACGGCGATGCGTAAGCTCTGCGCCGCGCCCGGCTGCGAAGAAATCGCACTCACTGGCAAGCCGCGGTGCGCTGATCATCAGGCCGAACAAGACGAGAAGCGGGCCGGACAGAAGGCAGCGGCACAGGCCACGCCCCACGCCGCCGCCGCCCGCGCGCTCTACGCCGATCCGAGATGGAAGGCGGCAGCGCGGCTCTTCCTTCAGCGGCATCCGTGCTGCGTTGACTGCGACGAGCTTGGGGTTGTCGAGCCCGCAACCGACGTTGACCACGTGGTGCCGCACAAGGGCGACCGCTCGCTCTTCTGGGATCGGTCGAACTGGCAGGCCCTCTGCCATCGATGCCACAGCCGGAAGACGGCCCGCGAGGTTTTCCACGGGGACCGGGGGTAGGTCAAAAATCTGGGCTGGGGAGCGGAAACCGACGCCCAGACCTTTCTCTCCGCGCCGGTGAATTTGGAGAAAAAAGCCCACTTGGTAGGGCATTAGGAGGTTAGCCATGAAAGGGCGGAAGCCGAGCATGGAGAACGTGGTGCCGATGCGGGAGGAGATGCCCAAGCCGGTTCCCGCGGCGCACGATCTCATGTCCGACGCCGCCAAGGATGTGTGGGATCGCCTTGCGCCGGAGCTGATCAAGTTCGACCGGCTCAAGCCACACTTCGAGGACATCTTCGCCGCCTACTGCGAGTCGGTGGCCGACGTCATTGAGCTGAGCAGTAACATCGCGTTGGAGGGGCGCACCTACTCGGTGCAGACCCGCAACGGGATGCAGCAGAAGAAAACGGCCAACTGGCAGGCCCGGCAGGATGCGCTGGCGAATATGCGCCAGCTCGGCGCCCTCTTCGGCATGACGCCGGTGGATGAAGCGCGCCTCAGCTCGGGGTCGCAGGGTGACCTCTTCAACGATCTTCTGGAGAAGCTTCGTGGAGGCGATTGACCATCCGGTAAGCCGGTATGCGCTCGACGTGATCGAAGGCAACATTGCCTCGGGGCCGCTGGTCCGGATGGCGTGCGAGCGGCATCTGCTTGACCTCGAGACCGGCGCAGATCGCGGCCTGGTCTTCGATACTAAGGCTGCGGACATGGTGATCCGCTTCGCGAGCGTGCTGCGCCACACGACGGGCTCGATGGCCGGCGCATCGCTGACCCTGCAGCCCTGGCAGGTGTTTCGGCATGGCTCTGTCTTCGGCTGGAAGCATGCCGAGACCGGGCTGCGGCGGTTCCGCTCCACCTATCACCAGGTGGCGAAGAAGAACGGCAAGACCACCGACACGGCGGTGCCGATGCTCTACACCCAGCTCTTCGACGGCGAGGGAGCGCCGCAGGGCTATTGCGCAGCGACTACCCGCGATCAGGCGGGGCTGCTTTTTAACGAGATCAAGCGGATGATCCGCGGGTCTTCGGCGCTCTCGCAGCTGCTCGATGTCTACAAGACGCAGATCCAGTCGCCGCGAACGAACGGCTACATCGCCGCGCTCAGCCGCGACGGCAACAGCGCCGACGGCATCAACCCGCATTTCGCGGCCCGCGACGAGGTCCACCGTTGGACAGACCGCGAGCTGGCGGACGTGGTGACCAACTCGATGATTGCCCGGTCGCAGCCGATCGATTGGGCGATCACCACCGCCGGGGCTGACCGCGCAAGCCTTTGCGGTGAGATCAGGGGCTATGCCGAGCGGGTGCTGCGCGGCGACGTGCGCGACGACAGCTTCTTCGGTTTCGTGGCTGAGCCGCCTGAGGACGCCGACCCCTCGGACCCGGCGACCTGGGCCATGGCGAACCCGAACCTCGGCGTTGCCTTCACCGAGGCGGACTTCCGGCGCATCCACGATGAGGCGCAGGCGATCCGGGGCAAGATGCCGAACTTCCGGCGCCTGCACCTCAACCTCTGGACCGAGGGCGCGCAAAGCTGGATCGCCCGAGATGTCTGGGATGGCGGTTTGGCCAAGGCGCCCTTCGCGCTCGAGCAGCTCTACGGGCGCAAGGCGTGGGTCGGTCTCGACCTCAGCCGCACCACCGACCTGACCTCGATCGTCGTCGCGGTCCCGGTCGATGGCGTGATCTACATGCTCTGTTTCGCGTTCATCGCGGAGGGGCCAAAGGGGTTCGTCGCCCGGGCGCAGTCGGAGAACCGGGACTATGTCGCGTGGCGCGACGACGGATGGCTTGAGGTGCACCGGGGCGGCGTCATCGACGAAGACCAGGTCATCGAGCGCATGAAGTGGATTCGGGCGCGCTTCGATCTTCAGGAAGTCGCCTATGACCGTTGGGGCATGAAGTACGTTGCGGGTGAGCTGGACAAGATGCGCTTCCCGCTCCTCGAGTTCGGGCAGGGCTACGCCAGCATGTCGCCGGCTACCAAGCGCTTCGAGCGCGCGGTCATCCAGCACCGGCTGCGTCACAATGGAAACCCGCTGCTCGCTTGGGCGGTCGGAAACGTGGTCCTCGACCAGGACGCAGCCGAGAACGTGAAGCCGAACAAGAAGAAGGCCACCGGGCGTATCGACCCGGCAGTCGCCGCCATCATGGCCGTGGGCCGCGCCGAGGTCGGCGAAGAGAAACGCAAGGCAAGGGACGTGGTGATCGTATGAAGTTCTTCGGACTGGACATCTCGCGCGGCCGCCCGGCCGATCTTGCGCAGCGCGTCGAGCCGCCCGTTTCCGCTCCGGCGGCGACAGCGGTCAGCGACGAAGGTCTTCTCGCCGTGGGCTGGGGCTCGCTTGGCGGGGCGACGGCGGTTCGTGGCCTGCCTCGCGTGACACCGGAGACGGCAGTGCATCACGGCACTGTCTTTTCGTGCTGCAACAATATCGCGGGCGATCTGTCGAAAGTGCCGCTGAAGCTCTGGCAGCGTCAGGCCAATGGGCAGGATGTGCGTGTGCGTCAGCATGCGGTCGCGGAGCTTCTGAATGGCGAAGCCGCTCCCGGTGTTCCCGCGCGCCTGGTGCGCTTCGCGGCGGTCTACGCCTACGCGCTGCGGGGCAACGGCCACATTTACGGGCCGCGCGATGGCGGTGGTGAGCTGACCCGGCTCGACATCGTGCGGCAGGGCAACGTATCGATCCTGCGCGATGGGCTGGAGCGCTTCTACCAGTTCGAGGACGGGGCGGGCATTCAGCGTCGGGTTCCGGCCCGCTCGATGGTGCACCTGCGCTACATGGCCGAGGACGGCTGGACCGGGCGCAGCCCGATCCAAGTCGCTGCCGAGAGCGTCGGCATCGCCCTCGCGGGCCAGCGCGCCGCGGCGCGTAACGCCGCTGGCGGGACCACCAAAGGGGTGATCAAGCTCGGCGACAACTACGAGAGCGAAGAGCAGCGCACCCGGAACGCCCGCCGCATCAAGGGCACGATGTCCGATCCCTCCGGAGACGGGTGGATCGTCACCAACCCCGACGAGGACGTGAAGGCGCTCGATATCTCGGCAGCCGACCAGGAGCTGCTCTCCAGCCGCAAGTTCGACCGCGAGATGATCGCAGGCATCTACCGCATGCCGCCGAGCAAACTGCAGATGCTGGAATACGGGGTGAAGGCCAACGGCGAGCAGCAGGCCATCGACTATCTCACCGACTGCCTGCTGCACTGGTCGGCGCTGGTCGAGGCGCAGCTCGACGTGGCGCTGCTGACCCGCGCCGAGCGCGATGCCGGCATGTTCCTGCGCCACGACTTCGGCGCTCTGCTGCAGCCGACGGTCAAGGAACAATACGAGGCGCTGAACCGTGCAGTGGGCGGGCCCTTCATGCGGCCCAACGAGGCGCGCCTGAAACTCGGCCTCGTGCCGGTCGATGAGGGCGCGCAGCTCAACCCGGCGCCGAACATGACGCGGACCGAACCGTCCCGCACCCAGTCCGAAGGAGACGACGAATGACCGCTCAGACCGTTGCGAGCCTCTTCACCGGCACGCCGCTGGCGATGTCCCGCACCCACGGCGCGCCCCTTATGCAGATGGCGATGCCAGATGGCGCGGGCCAGCCGCAGGCGGTCGAGGCCGCATTGTCGGTCCGGCTCGAGCCGGGGGAGCGCTACGCGATCAGCCGTAACGTGGCCATCGTCCCGGTGCGCGGTCTTCTGACCCCGAATGCCTTCGTGCTGGAGCGCTGGCTCGGCTGGTCGACCTACCACGGCCTTGAGGCCACGATGCAGGAGCTGAGCGCGAACGACGACGTCGCGGCCATCGTGTTGCTCTGCGACTCTCCGGGCGGCTATGTCCTAGGCATCGCCGGCGCCTCGGCGGCGGTGGCGGCGGCGAAGGCAGTGAAGCCCGTGCATGCCCTGGTGCATCCGCTGTCGGCCTCGGCCTGCTATCACATCGCGAGCCAAGCCACCGACATCTCGCTGACACCGGGCAGCGTTGTCGGCTCGATCGGCTGCATGCAGATCGCCGCAGCTCCGGTGCAGCCCGGTATGTTCGGAGAGCAGACCTTCATCATCACGTCGTCCAGCGCCCGGGCAAAGCGGCCCGACCCGTCGAGCGACGAGGGCCGCACCGAAATTCTCCGGGGCCTCGATGAGATGGAGGCAGCTTTCCATGCAGCGGTGTCCGCGGGCCGTGGCATCCCGCTCGCCGAACTGACCGAGCGTCTTTCGACCACCGATGACCCCGCCGACGGCGGTGCAATTTTCTGGGGCGAGGATGCCCGGTCGCGCGGCCTGGTCGATCGCCTGGAGACCGCGCGCGAGTTCTGGGAACGGATCGGCGCGATCTACGCTCCGCGCCCGGCACGGCCCGCAGGGCGCGGAGCCCGCGCACAAGCTGCAGCAGCTGCGGCGCGTCTCGCCATCTGACCTGACACCAAATCCGGCTCGGCCTCTCGGCCCGGCCTGAGACTGCCCTGCCGATGCGCGGCGGGGTCTTTTTGCTGCGCGGATCGCGCGGTGCCCACCAAACAGGAGAACTGAACATGGGCGATATCAACGACCTGCGCCGCGCTCGCAAGGCGGCGGCGGAAGACATGCAGGCCAAGGCCGATGCTCTGACCACGCTGGAAGACCAGGAGAGCGCCGATGAAGCCGCGCTCGAAGGCGCGCAGGCAGCATTCGACGCGGCCAAGGCTACCTTCGACAAAGCCGACCGTCAGGTGAAGCGCGCCGAGGACGTCGAAGCGGCCAGCGCCTCGGCAGCGGCTCCCGAGCCCGGTTCCGAGCCGAATGCGCCGCGCGGCGGTGTTGCTGCGCAGCCGAAAGAAAAAGGCCTGCAGTTCGGCGCCATGCTCCGCACGCTCGCGGCTGCGGGCGGCCGCGTGCGCGAGGCGCGGGAGATTGCCGAAGAGAACGGCCAGAGTGGTCTCTTCGCTGCTCAGAACGTCTCGTCCGGTGTGGCGGGCGGCTTCCTCGTGCCCGAGGACGTCAGCTCCGAAGTGATCGAGCTGCTGCGCCCGGCCAGCGTCGTGACCGCAATGGGCCCGCGCATCGTGCCGATGCCGGACGGCAACCTGACCCAGAACCGCCGCGCCAGCGGGGCGAGCTTTGGTTACGGCGATGAGGGCTCCGACGCGCCGGTCACTGGCTACGCCTACGGCCAGATGAAGCTCTCGGCGAAGAAGATGCGCGGCATCATCCCGATCTCGAACGACCTGCTGCGCACCGCTTCAACCGCCGTTGACCGCATGGTGCGGGATGACGCGATCGAGGATGCGGCGCAGATCCAGGACCGCTACTTCCTACGCGGTCTGGGCACTGAGTTTGCGCCGAAGGGTCTGCGCTTCCAGCTGCTCGGCACCGCCGCCGCGGCCACCAACATTCTTGCCATGAGCGGCGATGCGAGCGTGCAGTCGGTGAATAGCAACCTCGGTCGCATGGAACTGGCGCTAGCCAATGCCAACGTGCCCTACAGCGGGGCGCATTGGATCATGTCGCCGCGCACCGCGATGTTCCTGACCAACCTCGTCGATGGCAACGGCAACAAGGCGTTCCCCGAGATGGCGAACGGCCAGCTGCGCCGCAAGCCGGTGCACGTCACCACCGAGATGCCCTCGAACCTCGGCGCGGGGGGCAACGAGTCCGAGATCATGCTGGTGCACCCGAAGCACGTCGTCATCGGCGAGCACATGGGCATCACCATCGCGATGTCCGAGCAGGCTGCATACCGCGACGACAGCGGCGAGCTGCAGTCGGCGTTCAGCCGCGATGAGACGCTGATGCGCATGATCATGCAGCACGATCTCGGCCTGCGGCATCTGCCCGCCGTCGCCGTGCTCACCGGCGTGACCTGGGCCGACCAGTAACCCCAGGCGATGACCGATAGGCGGGCGTTCGCGCCCGTCTCCACTTCCTTTTTGAGGACTGATCCCATGTTGCAAATGAAGAATATCGGCGCGCTTTTGGCAGTGGTGCGCGCCGCCGGCAATGCCGCGGTGACCGCGGCCGGCGCCGGTGATGCCACGGCTGTTCCGGGCGAGATCATCGATCGCGCCGAGAAGGGCATGCCGCAGTCCGGCGTGCTGGCCATCCCGTTCACCGCGACCCTTGCCGAGGGCGAGACGCTCAGCGTTGCCTACACCGTCGAGGAAGGCGAAGAGGACGATCTGTCCGATGCGAACACGCTCGCGAGCGAAACCGTGGTCGCCGCAACCGGCCCGACCGGCGGCGGCACCGTCACCGGCTGCGTCGAGATCGACGTCAAGCTGCGCGCCTGCGGCCGTTACGTCCGTATCGGCTACACGCCCGACCTCAGTGCCAGCGGCACCGACACCGCAGCGCTCTCTGCGGTTCTGGTCTGTGGTGGCATGGATCGTCTGCCGCAATGAGGGTTGTGAAGTTCAACCGGACCCACCTGATGTATCAGCGTGGTGAGACTGCCGGTTTCCCCGAGGATCACGCGAACAAGCTGATCGCTGCGGGGATCGCGCGCGACCCGAATGCGCCGAAGATCGAAGCGCTACCCGACGGCGACAACGTATCGCCCGCGGGCGGTGCTGGAGGTGGTGAAGGCGGCGAAGGGGGAGAGCCCAGCGGTGCCAAGGCCGAAAAGACCGGCGCCGCAGTGACCAAAGAGGACGGCGAGCCCGCCGCGACCGAGCCGGGCGCGCCGCCCGCTCAGGGCAAGAGCCGCAAGTAAGAAAGGGCCGGGCGCATGCGTTATATCGGGGAAGGTGAAATCGCACCGGTGGTCAGCGTCACGCAGTTCATCAATGCGGTGCATGGTGAAATGCCTGATACCAGCGAGCAGGCCTCTATCGAGATGCTGCTCGGGGCTGCGCAGGACGTGGTCACCACGGCGGCGAACATCCCCCCGGCGCCCGGCCTCTACGAATTCACCTATCCGCTCTACGGCTGGCGCCGCTGGTGGTTTCCCTGCTGCCCGGTGACATCGCTTTCCGCGCTTGCGGTGACCGACGATGCGGGCGCGTGGGTCGATCAGCCGCTTGATGGCGTGATGCTGGTGCAGGGCGAGGACGAACCGCAGCTGCTGCTGCCCGAGCGCTGGTCGGGCAATGAGGCGGGGCGGACGCTGCGCATCCAGGCCGAGGTCGGCGGGGCCTTCCCGCGCAACCTCTGGCGGGCAGTCGTCTCGCTCGCTCGGGAATGGCGCGAGGCGGACATCAGCGTCTCGGGGGATATCCAACCGCCGCGCGCCTCATTTAGCGTGCAGCGGCTCATCAAGCAGGCGCGCTACGTGCGCCCCAATGTCTCGGCGGGGTGCTGAGATGGCCGGGGGGCGTCTGAGCGACCGCATCACCGTGCAGCGCAAGGTGAAGGGCGCAGTGCGGCCCGGCGTGGTGGTGGAGAGATGGGCTGACCTCGAGCTCGAGGCCGGTGTGCCGGTTCAGCTCTGGGCCGATTTTGCCGAGCAGTCGGGAGGCGAGAGCCTTGTCGCAGGGCGCGATGAGGCGGTGAGGCTTGCGAAGGTGCTGATCAAGGATGGACCAGCCGCCCGGCAGATCACGGCGGCGGATCGCTTGGTCGCGCGCGGCGCGGTCTGGAAAATTCGTAGCACGCCGGCGCGGTCTCAGGATCGGGCAGATGTGCTGGAGATGGCTTGTGAAGAATGGGTCAAAGCACCGGATTGGCCGATTGTTTGAGGTCCCCTATTTCGCCCACTCTTGGTAACTTGCGAGTCCTGGCTTCATCATGGTGCCTTTCTCCTTATCTACGACGCACAGCAAGACGTTCTTCGAGCTTCCCGATTCTTGATCTGCAAGGACCTCGAACACGTAGCTGCCTTTTCGGCGCCAGGCATCTGAGACGCGGGTATCGCGTCCGTCTGCGTAGTCTTCGGAAATCCACTTCGCGCACGCTCCTCCAAGCTTTTCCTTATCTGAGTCGGTCACTTGCACGAAATGTCCGTAGGCGAGAACGCCGCCCATAACCGCAACAATCGCGGTGAGTACTATCAACGGTTTCAAATTTGGAGGCTCCTATGGCGGTAATCGGTGCTGATAAGGTCATGCGAAAGCTCTCGAAATTGGAGCGCCGGGTCAAGCAAGAGGTCGATGCGGGAAACCGGAAGAGCGGCGAGGAACTCGTCCGCACGGCCAAGGTGCTGATCCCGGTTGGCGAAGACGTCCACAAAGACGGCCACGAGCGGGACAAGATCACTGGCACCCAGAACCCGGACGGCAGCTATCTCGTGGATTTCGGGCCGAAGTCAAAAGTCATCGAAGGTGACCGCGGGCCGCGTGCCTTCGTGAACCCTGCTCTCAAGGTGCTTCGAAAGAGGCGGCTGAACCGTGCCAAGCGGGCGGTAAACAAGGCAGTGAAGGAGAGCTTCCGTGGATGAAGGGCCCGTCCTCGCGCTTCAGGATGCGGTTGTGCTCGCGCTTCTCGCCGACGCCGGGGTCGCGGCTCTTGTCGCGGATCGCGTCTTCGTCGAGCCTCAGGAGGATGTCGCGTTTCCCTATATCCATCTCGGCCGGCAAGATGCCAGCGCCGACCGGATCGGCTGCTACACCGACGAGTCGATCATCTTCTCGGTCGAGTGCCAGTCTCGCCCGGTCTCGGCGCGTGTCGAGGCGCTGCAGCTGGCCCACGCGGTCAGAGTTGCGCTCGACGACGCCGAACTGGCGCTGACGGGCTACACGCTCGACTGGTGCGACTACCTCACCCACGCCGTCAGCCGCTCGAAGGATGGCGACACCTACACCGCGACGGTCGCCTTTGAGGCCGCTGTCGCGCCCGCCGCGTAACGCCCTTCGGCAAGGCGATCCGGGCGTGAGCCCATCTTTCCAAACAGGAGGCCATCATGGCTAAGAAAAAGGGGCGTCAGCTTCTCATCAAGCTCAGCGACGGGCAGGCGACGCCGCAGTTCGAGACGCTCTGCGCGCTCACCACGAAGACGCTCACGATCAACAACGAGGAAATCGACGTCACGACGTCGGACTGTGATGCGCCCGAGGGACCTCTGTGGACCGAGGTGCTTGACGGGGTGAAACGCGTGTCGGTTTCGGGCAACGGCATCTCGAAAAAAGAGAACGCCGAGGCGCGCCTCGCGACGGTTGCCATGTCGAGCCCGCCGGTCATCGCTGCGCAGGTCATCGTCCCGAACTTCGGAACCTTTGAAGGGAGCTTCTTCATCCAGTCCGGAGATTTCGGGGGCGACCAGACGGGTGGCGTGACCTTCAGCCTTTCCGCGGGATCGACCGGCGCCGTGACCTTCACGCCCGAGGCTGCGAGCTGATGTCGATCGCGCGGTCGGGTGTCTATGAAGAAAGGGTCGGCGGGGAGTTCCGCCGGCTCGTTCTTCGCAATGGCGAGATCGAGCGTTTCGAAGAGCAGCACGATCTCGGGATCTTCGAAGTTTGGGATCAGCTCTTCGGACGCGGCGAACGTGGTCCTCAGGCGCGCCACGTGCGCGACCTCATTGCCCTGGCGCTCGTCGGCGGCGGGATGTCCGATCGTGCGGCCGACGAGCTTGTCGGGAGCTTGCCACCGTCTGAGAACCTCGTGCTGCGGGAAACCGCCAAGCGGGTGTTGGGGGTGACCTTCCTGCCCGCCGTTCTCGACCAGAGCAAAAAAAAAGAGGCTGGATCACCCGCGCGATCCGGGCGCCCGAAACGCACTACGGCGCCCGCGACAAAATCCTGAACATCTGCGGCGTGATGGGGCGGCTACCGGCTGAGGTGCGTGCCATGACGCCTCGGGAAACAGCAGACCTCGTCGAGGCCTGGAATGAGGCGCAGAGCGAGGCCGCGGGCGAGGTCGCGCCGCCGACCGAGGATGAATACGAGGAGCTGTTGAAGCGATATGGCTGACGAAGAACTCGAGCGCATCACGATCCTTCTGCAAGCGCGTGACAAGGATTTCGCGCGGGCGATCGACCGCAACAACAAGCTGATCGCCCGCCTGCAGCGCGACGCCACCCAGAACACGTCGAAGATGGCGCGCGACATCGACAGCAATCTGAACAAGGCCGCGGCGAGCGTTGGCAATCTCACCAAGGCCTTCGCCGCTGGCGCGGCGGCGACCGCCGTGGGTGTGCTGACCTCGAACCTGCGTCAGGGCGTCAATGCCATTGCGCAGATCGGCGATGAGGCGCGCCGCTCCGGTCTCGGCGTCGAGGCGTTTCAACAGCTGAGCTATGTCGCGAGTCAGTCGCGGATCCCGATCGACGCGGTGGTCGATGGCATGAAGGAACTGAACCTGCGCGCCGATGAGTTCGTCGTGACCGGAAAGGGCTCCGCAGCCGATGCCTTCGCGCGCCTCGGCCTCGGGGCGGCGGACCTGCAGCGCCAGCTCGAGAAGCCGGAAGAGCTGCTGCTCGACATCATTGGGCGCATGGAAGACCTCGACCGTGCGGCACAGATCAGGGTCGCGGACGAGATTTTCGGTGGCACCGGTGGCGAGCGTTTTGTCGAGCTTCTGGCGAAAGGCGAGGACGGCATTCGCTCGATGATGGAACAGGCCGAGGAAATGGGTCTTGTCATTGACGCCGAGCTGATCGCCAAGGCGCAACGGATCGACGCCGAGTTCTCGCGCATGATGGACAAGGCCTCGACCTGGGCAAAGGGTCTTGCGGTGGCGCTCGCCGATATCCCCTTCGACGTCATTGAGACGCGTCTCAAAGAGATTTTCCCGGATGAGGCTCAAGGGCGCGCTGTACTGGGGGACGAGATTTACGACAGCCTCTCGGACCTGAACGATCTTACCGATGAGCAGGTGGCTAGCGCACGCGCGCTCAGTGCGGAGTACAGCCGGTTGGGCGAAGAGGCGGCGCGCATGCGGCCCTCTCTCGACCAGGCGGTCAATATGTTGATGGCATTCGGCTACACCGATGCGGCCGCTGCGATCATGGCTGCACGCGATGAGATGCTTGAACTTAACCAGGGGCTGCAAGATGGCACGGTCAGCGCTGGTGACTTCGAGGACGGCATGCGGACTGCCGTCGATCAGGCATCAGCGGCCTTGGCGCAGATTGATGAAATTGACCGCTCCACGTTCTCTGGTGTGATCGCGCAGATTGGTGCCCTCGCAGCGTCGTTGGGGGAGGCGGCGGCGCGTGCCGCAGAGGTTCGGCGCAACTTTCCCGGCGGCACTCCTGGCATGACGCGGGCGCCGGAAGGGCCTGTCGACTTCCAGCTTCCGCCGGGGCGCAATGCGCCGACCTCGTCGCCGCGTCCACAGCTGCCCAGCGTCGATTTCAGCTTCGGCGTTCCGGATGCTCCCAAGAAGAAGCGCAACGGCGGCAGCGGCGGAAAGAAGAAGAAAGACGAGTGGGCGGAAGAGCTCGAGCGCACGCGCGAGCAGATTGCCCGGCTTGAGGCGGAGTCTGCCTCGCTGCTCGTCGCGGCTGAGTACGGCACCGAGCTTGGCGACGCCATGGAGTATGCCCGAACCCGCGCTGAGCTTCTTCATGCCGCGCAGCAGGCCGGAAAGGAAATCACGCCGGAACTGACGAAGCAGGTCGACGAGCTTGCCCGCGCTCACATGGAAGCGGCTTTGGCCGCCGAAGAGAATTCCGATCGCCTCGATCAGTTTCAGGATAACGCGCAGCGCGGTGCGGACGCGATGGCGGATTTCTTCGGCAGTATCCTCGACGGCTCCCAGTCAGCGGAGGATGCGCTACGCAGCCTCGTCGGGCAGATGCTTCGCGCGCAACTGAATTCGGCCTTCACCGGCATCGCGGACGCCGGCGGGGCGTCCGGAGGGTTCCTGGCGACGATCGGTGCGGCGCTATCCGGAAAGCGGGCCGGCGGCGGCGGTGTGCGAGGTGGGCACGCGTACCTGGTCAACGAGAACACGCCGAACAGCGAGGTTTTCGTGCCATCGCAGTCGGGGGCGATTCTCAATGTCCCGCAGGCGCAGGCTGCGCTCAAGGGGGCATCCGCTCCGCAGAGCGCATCGGCCCCGGTGGTCAACGTGCCAGTCAACGTGACAACAGCGCCGGGCATGCGAGCGGACGTTCGCCGCACCAGCGCCGGTATCGACATCGAGGTGATGATGGAGCGCAAGTTCGAAGAATACATCGACAGCGGAGCTGCGGACTCGGCGATGGGTCGGTCCTATGGTCTCCGCGGGCGTCCGAGAGGCTGATGTCATGCCGACATGGCCAGCGGGGCTCCCGTTCTTCAATATCGCTGCCGAGATGACCAGGTCGGGACCGCAAGGTGCAGTTCGCCGATCGCAGATGGACATCGGACCCGCGCAGGTGCGGCGCATCACCAGCTCGGCGCCGAAGACGCGCGGCGGACGTACACCCGCGCTCAGCCTCGCGCAGGTCGAGGCATTCGAGGCATTCTTTTCTACTGATCTTGGCGAGGGCGCTCTCAGCTTCACCGCCACCGATCCGTTCGATTGTGCCGAAGCCACCTTCCGGTTCGTCGGGAGCTATGAGGTCTCCCGCGTCGGGCGGTATTACTCGATCACCGCAGAATTGGAGATCCTCCCATGAGGCCGATCACAGACCGCCTGCTCAGCGAGCTCTACGCGGGCGAGAGCAGCGCAGTGCTGGTGCCCTTGGTGAAGCTGACGCATCCGGACTGGCCCGAGCCGGTCTGCCTGGTGCGGGACACCGAGCCTCTGACCCACGGCGGCGAAGAATACCTGCCGTTCCCGTTCCAGATCACCCTGCCGGATGATCGCGACAAGGGTTTCCCCGTCCTCAAGTGGACCGCGTCGAACGTCTCGCGCGAGATCATCGGCCAGTTCCGGGCGATCACCGGCGAGGTGCTGGGCCGCGTGGTCTACGTGCTGACCTCGCATCCAGACGTCATCGAGGTTGGGCCGTTCGAGGTCGAGATCACCGGCATCGAATACGACGCGCTGACCATCAGCGGCGTGATGACAATCGAGCCGATCCTGCAAGAGCAGTTCGGCTATCTGGAAATGACGTCCGGCACGACGCCGGCGCTGTTTTGACCACAGGAGAAATTAAGATGTTCAGAAACCTGCGGGCCTTCGCGGCGCGCGGCTTGCGCCGTGCTGACCGAAAGGCAGAGATGAAGGGCGGCCAAGACGCCAATTACGGAGATGGGCCTTTTGTCATTGGTCGCCACGCGGTGGCGAGCGGAACTGCTAGCAGCGCTGCCGCCTCGGCAGGGTCATGCCCTTGCCGGGATGCAGCATGCGTCGTGCATGGTTGTCGCGCGCGGCGTGAGGGAGGGGAACTCGAAGATCGGATTTCAATCCTAGAGGATGATGTCAGTTTCCTCAAATCCCAGGTGTCGTTTCTGATTTCACGCATCGGGCAATAGCAGCTTCCATGTGGACTGATGCGTGGATTGGCCTGCCTTACGCGGTGCGGGGGCGGGGCCCGACCGCTTTCGACTGCCTGGGGCTCTTCATCGCCCTGCACCTCGCCCGGCGCGGCGTGGTGATCCCTGACCCGGCCTGCACGATGACCGAGGCGCTGCGGCGCGGCGCCGTTGATGAGCTTCGCCCCCGGTTCCGGCGGGTCGAGGATGCCGAGGAGGGCGATGCCCTGCTCTTCATGATGGCGGGACGCCCGCTGCACCTAGGCTACGCGCTCGACAATATCGACATGCTCCACACGCTCGACGATGCCGGACACTGCAGCCGCATCGAGCGATGGAGCGGCGCCAGCTGGCGCGGGAAGCTCGAAGGAATCTACCGCTTTGCTTGA